ATAGTGAGCTTTTAAATCTTCTCTTGGATCAGCACCAAATCCACCTTTTGGACCAAGTACAGCTTGAGCAGTAGCATTTGATCCACCGCCACCAGTAATATTTACTGAGCAAACATTGTAGCCAGATCCAGCATTTGTTACTTCGATTTCAGTTACCACACCACCAACTACAGTTGCAGTTGCAGCAAGGTTACTACCATCGCCAGTAATATCAACTGAAGGAGTTGAGGTATAACCAGATCCGCCATTGGTTACTTTAATTGTATAAACTGCTCCATCAATTGCGTTTTGTTGAACGTCCCATTGGTTACTTAATGCGGTATCAGCACCAACACCTGGCTGTGTTTCAATATATCTTAAAGGAATAAACGCCGAAGTTAAGAATTTGTTTGAGTCGTCTGTAGATACAGTAAAGAGATATTTCCAAATATAACCATCAGAAGAAGTAAAATCAATAACACCATTTGTTTGAACACCAGTTGTATCTGGGTTCTGAGTTGAAATCCCGCCAGATTTCAAACACAAATAAACGTTGTTATTATCTGAAATAACGTAATATGCTTTAGTTGCTAAATCGGCGTCTTGGTCATCATATTCAACATAAGTAGTACCTGAGATCCACTGATAACGTGGAACAGCATAGGTAATATCTGTATCAGTAATTTCTTTTAAGGAATGCATTCTCTGCCATGCATCAGTATGATAAGAATATGTGTTATCATAAGGCACATCTGGCGAAGTGTCTGTAGTCCATTCCTCCGAGCGACCTACAAAGAGGTAATAGCTCGAGCTGTTGATTGCATCATCTACTAATTGCTTAGCAGCGTTCAATCTAAAGTTATTCGAAACGATGGCGGTCATTGTTTATTTACTCCTAAGATATCTCAATAACTGAATCAATGTTATATTTTACATTCTTATTTATAACATCTTGTACGGTGTATTGACTATATTGATCAATACCATTTGTATATCTGAACTTCAATAGTTCAAAATGATCTTGTGGTCCAAGAACAGTATCAGGTGTTCCTGGTTTAAATGATACCACAACCATAGATGCAACTACATTTCCAAGTGTCTTAACAAAAGAAGACTTTGCATCTACTGCAGGTATAATAATTGGGAACGGCAATCCACCTGTTTGGAAGCCTGGTTGAATAAATGGGAATGTTTGACCCAAGTTATCCAAGAACAATAGAATCTCACCAAAGAAGATAAACCCAGCTGGGTGAACCAATCGTGTGAAAGCATTCTTCCAATCGTCGGTGTTAGCACCAGTTCGAAGAACATAAGAAAATTTTTGGTAGAAAAATGAATCTTGAATTTTCTTATAATCATCTAGGAAACCATCATTTGTAGTAAAGCTTCCTGATCTATATATTTTAACTACGTCGCCTGCTGAGAGAGCAGTGTCAAACTCAATACTATAATCTAAAGTATTTGTTGTTTCATTAACGACAACACTCGAAGTCCAATCAGTATTTGCTACATCATTCACAAATATAATTGGGTTATCAAAAATAAGTTTACGTCCTGTATCATCAGTGCCTGATACTGTTGATGTTCCCGATGCAATTGTATATTCAAAGTTTGGTGTATAAGCATTAGGATCGCTTAATACGTCAGCACTGAAATCTGAGAATCTGCCGTCAGATGGAATAAGCATATCTTCTTTTGGAAAATATAATTCAACCTCATCATTAAACAAAATTCTAAAAAAGGTTTCAATCGAAGCAGGTGTACCACGTGAACGATAAAACTCTGTAATTCTTTTATATAATAGTCTAGGATCAGCAGAAAACTGCTGAGGAATTGTAGCACCAACTTCTTTTTGTAATTGGCTTAATAAATCAGATTCAATTTTATCAATATCTCTTTGGATATTAATAGTATTAAGATAATGTCCAGAATCATTCGTATGCTCTAAAAAGTCTGCATACGACTTTACGGCCAAAATCAAATTTGGATAATTATGTGCAATATGTTCTGGTACTAATTCATCGACAATTGATCGTAGAATTAGACCATCTTGGTATTTACCCGAATCCATTTATTAATGCCTTGATGTTGTTTCGTAATCAATACCAGCAGAAGTACCACCAGTAATCATGGTATCAACTGATCCACTAATTGTTGATGCGTCAATTAAAATATTAAGTAATTCATTTCTCTTTGGTGCCAAATCATTTGATTCTGGCGAAACAGTTACTTCAATATAACTGCCGGTAAACGCTGATACATTAAAACCATTTAAAGAAATAATTCCATTTTCTTCATCAATAGTACCAGCTTCACTATTTAAAATTCTTTCATTTGCACCAGAGCCAGTTACGACTTGTACTACTCGAGAACCATCAGATTTTTGTCTATCTCTTAAAGTTGCAGTTCTACCTAGATAAGTAAACTCTGTACTTGACATAATTTTTTCATTTGATGTAGTGGTATAAAATTTAGAAGAAAACTTTAATTCATATTTACGTTCAGAATTTAATGTTGGTACGAACCTTTTCTTCATAAATACGCGAACTGTAGAGTTAATAATTGAAGGATCTGTATTATCAATCTGAGCTAATAGATTTGAATAACGGAATACGCCATCAAATCTTTTTAGTTCGTTATTATTATAACTCGAAATAGAATTTCTAACTAGAATACCTAAATCATCTGCAGACGCTTCAGTTAGGTTTGGATTATATTTAAAAAATACTTCCAAATAGATGTAAGTATATGCAGGGTCAATAATTTCAGGTGTAATAGAAACCACGTTCTTTGGTTTCAAATATTGACCAATAATTGTAGCTTTATCTTCTGTAGATAAGTACTCAGAATCTCTTGGTTTAATTGAAATAAACACCTTACCATAATCAGGTGGATCATTGTCTTCACCACCCCAAACTGCAATAGCATCGATGTTTGGATAGTTATTTAGAATAATTGCTTTATAGTCATCAGGTGTAACTGCTCGGTTTTGAGAAACAAAACCAAGTGGTGCATTGAATTTAATTGAATCAATATCTTCTTTATCAGAACCACCAGCAGCTTTTGAAATTGTAGTTATTGTTGCGTCTGAATTACCTTGAATAGTGTCAGATAAAGAGAATGATGTAGCACCATTTGCTTCTTCAGATTCTGTAATAACATACTCAATAGTAATTACGTTACCATTTTCTGGTTGATTACCTAAAACACCATCACCAAAATAAATTTCATATAAACCATCAGTTGATTCTTGCAAGAAGTATACATTTGATTCTGAATCGATTGAAGTAATATCTGAAGCAAGTTCATAAGATTCAAAATCAGTAGATGTTGTTGATTGTTTTACATTAACAACTAAAGTAGAAGTAACAACGTTATCTGCTGGAATAATAAATTTTTCATTTGTATCTTGATCGTAAATATATTCAATGGTCTTATATTTACCTTGAATCAATTTAATATTTTGGAATTTATATTGACCTGAAGTATTACGAGTAATCGTATGAGTAACATCAGTAACAAATGTATAAGTCTTACCAGAAATTAAAGTAGAAAATTGTGTACCTTTATTCATTACCATTGGAATAAAGTCACCATCAGAATTTGTTACGTTTTGAGGATTGTTAATTAAAACGTCGATATAAGCAATTGGAGCATATGCTGAACGTGGTGTATAACCTAGCAATTTAGCATGAGAGACTACCGAACTACGAAGTTGCGCAGTATCTAAATATGTTTCATTCAATGCCATATTAGCGTTCAAAGCATTAAAATGAGTAATATAAACTAAAGCATCTAGCAAAGTATTAGCTGCTGATCCTTCAAAATTAGTATCTTTTAAAATATCGTCTTCGGACAAGTATGTAATAAGGTTTTGCTTAATATTAGCAAAATCCATTTCCGAGACATTAAGTCTTTTGTTTTTATCGATTGCCATTATCTTAGTCTCTCTACTACAAACTCTACAGAAGTTGTAGAAACTTCCGGAGATATAATTTGAATTTCTAAAGTTATCCTTAAAGCGTTTCTATAATCTAGATCTACAACATCTACACTTAATACTCTAACACGAGGTTCATAGTTTCGAAGAGTATTTACAATTGTTGTTTCAACAGCTGCTTTTGTAATATCATCGAAATTTTCAAATAGATACGCGTATAAGTTACCACCCAACTCTGGATTAAATGGCCTCTCGCCTCTTTGTGTTAATAAGATATTGATAACAGATTGTTTGACTGCCTCTACGTCTTTCTTCAGAACAAAGTCCTTTGTATTCGGATTTAATCTAAACTTTAAGTCTAGATCCGAATAGTCGTTTATTCTTGAATTGATTCCGGTTGCTGTAGCCATGTAGTTATTTATACCTGTTCTATGAAGTTGCGTAACCTAATGGACCTAAAACTGCTTGGGCCCACGGATATTTGTATAAATGACGCCGTGAATTTGGTTTTCCCCATGCTCTCTTTGGTCCAATATCGACATGTGTGAAATCATCATAGATTCCAAAACCACGAATTCCAGCAGCATAACAAACATTAATAAAGTTTTGCCTGTCACTGATTGACCATCCCTGTTGGACAATATCACATGCATTACCGTATTGGTGTTGACTCAATCTAGCCGCACCTTGCAAGCTTGCATTATATTCCGGAGATCTGTATGCTGATGTAATAACAAGCGTAACACCAAGAGTAGATGCAACACTTTCTAAAATTTGTCTTAATTCATCCTTAATTCTTGGATCTGTGTGTGGTAAAAAGTTTAGACCCGGAGTTCCAGATGCATCTGGGTTCTCATTACCGTCATTAGGATCTGGTGCCGGCGTTTGTTGAGGACCTGATTCACCACTGGCTGGACTGACATTACTGTACTGAGTTTCAGCTGTGTATCCATTTGAAGGACCAATTCCTCCATCACCATATTCTAAACCTTCGTTTAAATCCGGGTTAACTCCAGCTTCTTCTTCGGCTTCTCTTCCTTCAACAACTTCTGTCGCAAAGGCTTCAATTGTTGGATACTCTGCGGTATTAATATTTGGTTCAAATATCTCAATATCAAATATTTGTGAAATAGCTTCAGCATTTGTTGCTACATAAACTGTGCCATTTGATCCAGTCATAGCTCCAGCATCGGCCGGTCCAGTAATATAACCAACCTTTTCTCCATGAACATAAACTGTTGGAGATCCATGACCCACTGTAGCTACGTGCGGCGCACACGGCGGTGAGGGTGGGAATGGGTGTGATACAGTTGGATCACCTTTTCGCGAAACAAGTAAACCTTCAATATAAACATCGCCTTGTCCTGGTGTGTCTAAGGTTGTGGTTGCTGCGCAAATATGTCCTGTTGTTAATCCATCTGTTTCTCTAATCGCTAATTTACCCATTAAGCTCTCTCCCATCCACGACTATTATCAGATCTTTCAAACGCTGCAAGAGCTGCAGGTTCACCATATAGTGTATAGGTTCTACCTTGGTACTTCCACGATGATGGTGGCAACTCACGATTAATATTAAATGTA